ACCTAAAAGAATACTACAAACATGAGTCAGATGAAACTATTCCAGCTGTTGGAAAAGTACAAGATAACCCCGAACCAGTGGTTCTTGATTAGTTATCTAAAAGCAGGTCTCCAACCCAAGTTAATCAACGCTAAGGCGGAAGCCTACATCTGCCAGCAGCAAGGACTGCTGGATGAAAACTACAAGTGTACTGTCAAAGCAGAACAGATCCTGAGTGAAACAGACGGCCTTTTCAAAAAGGTCAAAGCCAAGTTGTCTACAGAACTGATGGGTGAAAACTACATGGATAAGGTAAAAGACTACCATGACAAGTTTCCCACTGGAAAACATCCGGAACTAAACTATCGCTACCGCACCACCGTAAAAGAACTTGCCGATAAGTTTGCCTGGTTTTTCTCCACCCATCCTGAATATGACTGGCAGACCGTTATAGATGCTACAAATATCTACCTGTGGGAAATGAGCAAGAACAAACACTTAAGTACCTCTACGGATTCCAATTTTATCCGTAAGACCGACCAGGTGACCCGTAGTGTCAAATCAAAACTTGCTGACTACTGTAACCTCCTGGTAAGTGGTGAGTACACCATGTCCCAGGAAACAGAACAAGTTCATGATATCTATAAAGTTGTTAAGAAAAAAGATGCTCAAACGCCTACTCTGCCGAATACTGGGACATAAGTACCGGACTATTTTCAAGCATGACTATATCGTTGTGCAAACCTGTCAACGCTGCCGTAAATCAAACCTACGCATTAATCTTTCCTACTTATGAGATCTCGTACCCAAAATGCGGTGCACACGTTCTTACTGGCCGTGTGTTTCACCCTGATTAACTGGCTTGTCGTCAGTACGTTTGTTATTCCGGATCTGGGTTTACTCAGATATATTGTTGTAGAAGTTATTTTGGTTGTATCTCTAAAGTTGTATACCTTAGTTGTCCAAAAATATTTAACCTCTACAAATGACTGATATCCACAAAATCCTGCAGGAAGCCTTTGACAAGATGAGTGTTCCACTGCCTGGTAGCAGTGTCAGGGTAATGACTTTCATGGGTTTTGCACTCATCGCAGAGGAAATAGTAGCCCTGGCTTACCAAAAAGGTAAAGAAGAAGCTATCCAGCACTTAGAAGAATTGGTAGAAAAAAACTTTGGTAGCTAATGGAAACAGACTTTCTCAAAGATGTCAAGAACCTGGGTCAGATCTACCAGTCGGGTTATCAATACCTGAAAGACCGGTATGATGGTAAGATCCGTTCCTTAAAAACCCCCTGGAGTTGCTTAAACGAGGCTACCCTGGACGGTATGGAATGGGGATCTGTCATGGTTATCGGAGCCAGACCAGGCTCTGGTAAGACGGCTATCGCCAACATGATCTCCCGCTCTGCACACAGCTTTAACCCTGACCAGGACTTTATGTGTCTTGACTTCCAGTTTGAGATGACTGACCAGAGTACAGCAGTACGTGACTTCACGTCGGTGTTCAGCAAAAGTTACAAAGAGCTGGCTAACGTAGGTAACCAGATGACTGAGTATGACCTCAAACGCATCCAGGATTATGTACAGAAAAAACAGAACTCTAAGATATTCCAGGTATCCACTCCCATGACGGTAGAACGGATACGCAGTACCATCTTAGGTTTTCTGGCTAAGCACAAGAAACCCACGCTGATCACCATAGATCACTCTATGCTGGTCCAGTCCGCTCCCGGTAGTCACAATGACTTTGGTAAGCTCTTTGAGCTGGGTCTGATGATCAATGAACTCAAACGTTCATCACCTCTGCCTGTCATTTTTATCATCCTGACACAGATGAACCGCAGTATAGAAGACCGTAACAGTTCTTCCTCTGCCAACGGGGATTTGTCTAACTATCCCCAGACTTCAGATGTTTACGGAGGCGACGCTTTGCTGATGACCACAGATATTCTGCTGGCAGTAAACTACCCCGCCAAACTAAACCTGAGTCAGTACGGCCCACAAAAGTATATCGTACACCCCGACCTGATCGTCTTTCACTTCCTGAAAGCACGTAACGGTGAGAACAGCATGTTCTTTTTCCACCAGGACTTCAGATACTTTAATCTGAAGGAAGTAGATGAACCGCCAACAGCTTCTGGAGCACCGTTGGTATCAAGACGTTATTAATAAGTAAACAATAGAGAATGTTAACAGCAACACAAACCGACAAAGCTCCTACTACGGAGAACCAAAGAAGGGAACTGGTCAGGCGTGAACGCAGGGGTTATCATCAAGCATGGTTAGAGTCCAAAGGTCTTAAGGCCAGTGACTTCACTGTGAAGATGTCCTGGTCACGTAATGGTATACCTGTTATTGGTGTGTTTGAAGACGAAGGCAACCGTCCCGGTGGTCTTTACATCGAACTCACAGACAAGAACCATGACCTGCTAGAACCTGGTAAAGTCTACTGGATCCGTCCTAATCCCCACTTTAAGACGGAACTGGAACAAAACGACAAGGGTACAGCTTTCTACATGCCAGTGGACGAACTGAGTGTAGTGCTGGATCCTGAACAAGAGAAGAAGATAGAGCAGGAGATTGAAGAACTTACCCAGAAGCACACTGCTGTCAGAGATGACGCAGATGAACACTTCAACAAGATGACCATTCGTGACCTGGCAGCTATCCTGCTAAAGAAACCAGTGTCCAACAAGACCTGGCTGAACAACTTAATCAACACCAACAAGTAACACAACATGGCTACATCAATTCTAGTTGTCGCACAGTCGGGTGCCGGTAAGTCTACCAGTATTGAAAAACTGGACCCAAAAGAAACCTTCATCCTGAACATCTCAGGTAAAGATCTTCCCTTTAAAGGATGGAAAAAGAAGTACACCCTGTGGAGTAAAGAAACACCTTCCGGTAATCTTTACCTTTCTTCTAACCCTACCCAGATCGAAGCATGCATGAAGTATGTTTCTGAGAAACGTCCTGATATCAAAAACCTTATCGTGGATGATTTTCAGTACATGAGTGCCTTTGAGTTCTTTGACCGTGCTGACGAGAAAGGTTACGAGAAGTTCACCGACATCGGTGCACACCTTGCCCGTATCTCCCGTCTGCCTAAAAGCTTGCGTGAAGATCTTCATGTTTACTTCCTGACACATTCAGAAGAAGGTACAGACATCGAGGGTCGCAAGCAGTACAAGGCCAAAACTATCGGTAAGATGGTAGATGAGAAGCTTACCCTTGAGGGTTTGTTTACCATAGTGCTGTTCGGCAAGATCAAAAAAGACAAAGACGGTAACATCAGGTATGTGTTTGAGACAAAAAACAACGGTGAAAACACGTGTAAGAGTCCCAAGGACATGTTCCCTGAATCAGAGATTAGTAATGACCTGGCTGTTGTCCGTCAGGCTATTTTAGATTACGAAAACTAAAAGTTTTAAACAAGTACATATATGCTTAGCACATCACAGATCCAAGAGAACAATGGCGGAGGAGTAAAGAAAACACTATCTCCCGGCAACATTATTGCCCGTATCAATGACATCCAACTCGTAGACGGTTATAACCCCGGAAGCAAACACCTCGTGTTGCACCTGGAGAGTGAGCCTGTTGAGGGAGACTTTGAAGGTTTCCTAATTGACAAGGATAACCCCAGCGCAGGTCGTTACCAAGGTCAGGTTGGCCGCGTAAAGTACAGCCGTTATGCGTTTGAAGATGGTACCACCAAGAGTGGCTACAAAAAAGACCGTAACATCGACTGCGCCCGCGCTATCCTTGAGCTGGCTAAAGCCCTCAGTGTAGCTCCACAGGTGAACGAGATCGTGGTTAACATTCCTGACAACCGTGATATGGAACTGACGGAGTTTGTAAAACAAGCCCGCGCTATCCTTATCCGTGCAGGATACATGAACTTCTGCATCGGTGGCAGAGAGTGGACCAACAAAAACGGGTACACAGAATACGACTTGTTCTTACCTTACGAAAAAGGGAAGATCGCTTTTGAAAAAACAGACCTGGTAACAGGCAAGCTGTTGTCTTATGACGCTGATAAGCACATTATCGCACAAAAAGAGTCAAAGCCCGTCACCAACTTTGAACCTGTAAGCTCAGACTTCGACATCTAAGCATACCCTTAAACCAACAAAGGGGAAGGATAATACCTTCCCCTCTTTTTTTGCCATGCTGACAACCAAGTTTCTTATTAACGACGTATACCAGGTACCGGTCAGTTTTGTGTTTGAGCACTTCTGCAAACTACCACAGAAACTCACGGGCCAGGACATTAAGATTAAAAGCTTGTGGAAAGATGAACGTACTCCCAGTATGTGCATCTACATGGACAAGAACAAAAAGACGTACCGGTTTAAAGATTTCTCTACAGGCAAAAGCGGTGACGCTTATGACCTGGTTAAACAGCTGTACAACGTAGAGTTCTCTACGGCAGCCCGTACTATTGTAGAAGCCTATAACGAATACACCCTGCACAACAACGGAGGTTATGACGTAGAGGATTTCAAACACTACCAGAAATACAAAGTGGATAACCACGCAGTGAGACTCTGGAATAGCCAGGACCAGTACTACTGGACCCAGTTCAATATCGGTACCCGGCTGTTAACAGAACACCATGTGGCTCCCCTGGATTTCTACCACATGAGTAAGATTGATGAGAACGGGGAACTCAAGGAGCTCACCATACGCGGTCCCTATATCTACGGGTATTTCCGTAAGGACGGTACGTTGTACAAAGTGTACCAACCCAAGGTGAAAGACAAGAAGTTTATCAAGGTGTCAGGTTATATACAAGGTTCAGAACAACTGCAGGGTCACCAGGTCCTGATCATCACCAGTTCTCTTAAAGACATCATGAGTCTAAAAAGCCTGAAGCTGAACATAGACTACGTTGCTCCCGACTCAGAAAACACCATGATCCGCAAAGAGATCATAGAAAAATACCTGGAAGATTACCGCCTGGTCATGGTCATGTTTGACAATGATGAAGCTGGTATTCGCTCTATGGAAAAATACCGGGACACCTATCCGGTCCGTGCCGCTATACTTCCTTTAAGCAAAGATCCTTCAGATTCGTTCAGAGACTTTGGTGTAAAGAAAGTTAGACAGGTACTTATCCCCATTATTAACAGAAACCTTTCTACAGTTATGGAGCTTGTCTAAATTTGTAGACCTTAATAGTTCTACAAATGACCACTACCCGTAAACCTAGAAAGACTACAAAAGCCCGCGTTCTCAAGACCCGCAATGCCGGTACTATGTCTGAGTCCGCTTTCTGGAGCTTTATCCGATCAGCCCTCAGACAAAAGTCCCGCTGGTGGAAACCTATTACACAAGCAAAACTACTTGCTAAAAGACCCTACAAAGGACCTAATAAACGTCAAAAGTTTGAGTACCAGTGTGCCACATGTTTAAAGTGGCATGCTGATAAACACATAAACGTTGACCATATTATCCCGGCTGGCTCTTTAAACTGTGCTAATGATCTCCCCGGCTTTGTAGAACGCCTGTTCTGTGAGATAGACAACCTGCAGGTACTATGCGAAGCTTGTCACAATATTAAAACACAATCAGAAAAAAAGTAACCATGTTAGACCCTTTGTTTTCAGTAGAAGCAATAGATGCAGCAGTTGACTACAACGAAAGGCATAGTCAATTCCAGCATGACTCAGACGTAGAATACTACTTACACGAGCTGGATAAAGCCCATAAAAAGATAGACCAGCTCTTTCATTTTATAGAGATGACAGAAGCCCTGACCTATGACCAGGCTACAGCAAAACGTATCCGTTCATTTTTACAAGAGGAGGGAATATGGCCAGCATCACAACAGAAGAGCTAATAGCTAAGTATCCTAAGATCTTCCAGGACTACGAAGGTAATCCTGGAAGAGTTAACTGGCATGGAGTACCGGATGCATGGCTACCTATTGTAGACAAACTCTGTGGAGCTATGCAGAATTACATAGACAATGTAACCCGGTATACTAAAGATGGTCCCGTAAAACCTGAACAGGTCACTTGCGTGCAGATGAAAGAAAAGTTTGGAGGACTCAGGTTCTATACAAACGGACACGATGACCAGGTAGATGGTATGATTACCATGGCAGAATATCTCTGTGACAACACCTGCCAGGACTGTGGATCTGAACAAGACTTGGGTATGACATCCGGATGGGTCTCTGTACTCTGTAGAAACTGTGTTATTGCTAACGGTGACCGAGCTATGAACGCTTGGACTTCTAAAACCAAAACCCTATGATTGATACACAATTTGAAGACCTTATGGAAGAGTCTATCAAAGATCTTGAGACTGACTTTTATAAAAAGAAGTTTTACTTCTCCTACTCTAGCTTGAGTAAGTTACTCTGGAACCCGGCTGTATTCTACCAGATGTATGTTCTGGGTAACAAAGAAGAGCGTACTGATAAACACCTGATAGAGGGTAAAGTCGTACACTGCCTGTTGCTAGAGAACGGTACGTTTGACCAGCAGTTCCTGGTGTCTCCCAAGACCCTGCCAACAGAGTCTGCTAAAATCACCATTGACATGGTGTACAGGCAATACCTAACCAACAAAGATGTATATGATCAGCTGGGTGATAACTTACCCCTGGCTCATTTTACAGATGAGGTGTTGGATGCTATGGTTAAAATAAACTACTTCCAGAACCTGAAGACTGACCAGCAACGCCTGGACAAAATCCTCACGGCAGATAACCAGTCCTACTGGGAGTTCCTGTCAAAGAAAGGTTCACGTGACCTGATTGATGAAGACACCTTGAAGTACTGTAAAGACTCCGTAGAGCTAATCAAGACTAACAAACAGATCGTTGACCTGCTCGGATTGGAGACCACGGAGTTTGATAACCGGGAAGTGTTTAACGAACAGTATTTCCAGGTGGATCTAAACAACAGACCCTTTGGTCTTAAAGGCTTTATTGATAACCTGGTGATTGACCATGATAAGAAGATCATCTATATCAATGACGTAAAGACCAGCGGTAAAGACCTCAAGGACTTTAAAGAGTCTATTGAATACTTCAACTACTGGATGCAGGCAGCTGTGTACATCAGTGTGGTTGCTTACAACTACATGCACCTCATGGAGCAGGATTATCAGCTGAAGTTTCACTTTGTGGTGATTGACCGTGCCTTCCAGACCTACGCTTTTCCTGTATCTGACAGCACCCGAGACAAATGGATTACCAAGTTGTCCGGGGTACTGGATACAGCGGCCTACCATTATGAATCCAAACGATACGAACTACCGTATGAGTTTGACAGAGGCCTGGTAACCCTCTAACCCATTCCCCAGTATGATAACCAGTTTATATACTAAGTACTTTCAGAAGTCACGTACGTTTCTCTTTCCGGCACTGGGTATTCAAAAGCAAAGTGATATCCCATTAGTGAACACGTATGTTACCTGGAAGGGTAATGTCTCAGTTGATGATAAGAAGCTTATTTGTTTGTACAACGACGATCAGTCAGAGCTGTTCCGGTCCTTTGAGCAGAAGATGCTCCAGGGTAACCCTTTGTTTGACAAGCAGCACCTGACCAAGACCAAACAGGGTATCTACGTATTCAATTTTGACACCTACACGCGGGACTGGAACAACTTTGTAAAAGGACGTTATTCCAAGTTCAGCCGTGTGATGAAAAAAGCGGTACAGGACTACTATGGCGCAGACTCAGCGGAGTATAAATACATGGATACTTACTTGTATCCGGACAAATACTACGACGTGTACGGCAAGCTCCTGGATATCTACCCTGACGTCCTTGAGTCTGTTGGAGAACTGTGTGATCCGTATGACCCCAAACAAGAAGAGCTTGATATTGATGAAAAAGATTTGGAGAACTTAGAGAACTCTACTTATATTTGTAGACCTTAACTTGTACAAATTAAAAAACTAGACCATGACCATTTCCAGTACCCAGTCAATGCTGATCATTACGTCATCATGGGGTCAGAACAAGACCTTCAAGATGATACCCGTGCTCAGCGATTGCCCTTACAACGAAGCTATCTATGATCCTGAAAACCAGGTTCTTGCTGTTGTAAGTAAGCAGAAAAAAGAAACCTTTCACATGATGCCTAAACTCAACGAGCTGGGAGACCCCCAAACGTTGAAGATCGGTAAGCGTGAGAACGGTAAGAACTTTGCAGAACAGCGTGTTTCCTTAGATACCTTCTATGAATACTTCATTGAAGAACCTTCTGAGATCAGGTCTTTTATCAACCGCTTTGCTATCAACGCGGACACGTATGAGCTTGATCAACACATGGTTAAGAAAACAGAGCTGATCCAAACAGCACCTCTGATCCTTTCTTAATACGGCTTTGATTACTAGCAACGGGAGGGGGTTACACCCCTCCTTTTTTTTCTCAGAGAAGGGGGGACAGCTTAACTGAACAATAACCCTATGCAAAACAACTGGGTATACGACTACGAAACCTTAAGCAACTGCTTTATTGCAGTGTTCCAACACTACAAAGATGAAGACCAACGCAAGGTATTTGTAATCTGGAACGACCGTAATGACCTGGATGATATGGTTGCTTTCCTAAACAACAGCATCCAGGATAAAGAGTGGCACATCTCCTACAACGGCCTGGCATTTGATGCACAAATCACACATCACATATTAGACAACTATCGTCTCCTTAAGACCCTGACAGCTGAACAAGTGGCTGGTAAACTATACGCGTACGCACAGCTGGTGATCAACCGGTCTGATGCCCGTGAGTTCCAGGACTATCCACCCAACAGGATGAAGATCCGCCAGATAGATTTGTTCAAGATGAACCACTGGGACAATCCAGCCAAAAGCTCCAGCCTCAAGTGGCTGCAGTACTCCATGGACTGGATCAATGTAGAAGAAATGCCTATCCACCACACCGCTACGATCACTACACAGGAAGAAGTTGAGATGATCACCTCCTACTGTATCAATGACGTACGGTCTACGGCCCGGGTGTTGCTGCTGAGTAAGGAACAACTTACCCTACGGCAAAACCTGACCAAGGATTATGGTATCGACCTCTACAACGCTTCAGAGCCACGCATATCCAAAGAGCTGTTCTCTTACTTCTTATGTAAGAAACTGAACATGGATAAACGTACCCTGAAGAACCTCCGTACACCTCGCACACACATCGCTCTGAGTGAGATCATCCTGCCTTATATCAAGTTTAAAACCCCGGAGTTTAATAAAGTGCTGGAGTATTTCAAGAGCCAGGTGATTACAAACACCAAAGGTTCTCTGAACTACTCCATGATCTACAAAGGAGTGAAGACTGATTACGGTCTGGGTGGTATCCATGGTGCACGCAGTGCAGAAGTGTATGAAGCCAGTGCCGGATGGACTATCATGACGTCTGACGTTACTAGTTTCTATCCCAACCTGGCTATTCGTAACGGGTTCTCCCCGGAACATTTACCTGCAAAGGAGTTCCTGGACCAGTATGAATGGTTCTTTGACGAGCGTAAAGTGATTCCCAAGTCAGATCCCAGAAACTACGTTTACAAGATCATCCTAAACTCCACGTACGGACTTAGTAATGATGAAAACAGTTTCCTGTATGACCCAAGGTTCACTATGCAGATCACCATTAACGGACAGCTGTCCTTAAGCATGCTCTATGAAATGCTGGCGGAAAACATACCCGGTGCCGTACCCCTGATGCAAAACACGGACGGTCTGGAGATGATGATCCCCAGCAGCTATAAAGACAAGTATCTGGAGATCTGTGCCCAGTGGGAAAAGATCACCAACCTGCAGCTCGAGCACGACGAATACCAGAAACTGATACTGGCTGATGTTAATAATTACATCGCAGTGTACAAGAACGGTAAGACCAAATGTAAGGGCCGGTTTGAGTGGGAAGACCTGGAAAAGAAAAAGATAGCGTCTTTACACAAGAACAAGAGCTTCCTGGTCATTCCCAAAGCTATCTACCAATACTTTGTAAACGGTGTCAAGCCAGAGCATTACCTGGAAAGTAACAAGAACATCTTTGATTACTGTGGTGGTGCCAAGGCTAAAGGTAACTGGCGGTTTGTCAAGATGGAAATAGTGGACGGTTCTTTAGAGAACACACAGCTCCACAAGATTATACGGTATTACATCAGCAAACAAGGCTGTAAGATCATTAAACGTCACGCTGGTGACGGTCGTGAGATACAGCTGGAGTCTGGCCGGTGGATGCAGAAGGTAGTCAATGACCTGAGTAAGCGTACAGACAAATCCTGGGAAGACCTGAATATTGATACAGAGTATTACCTCCAGGAGATCTATAAGGAGATCAACAACATAGATAAAAAAGTAACAAGAAACTTCACACAATTAACCATGTTTTAAAATGGGAGCTAAGACTTCATTCGTAACCAAAGACCACGTCATTAAGGCCCCTTTGCCTCAGCACGGAAGCACGTACACCGTGATTCCGCATTCGTTTGTGATAGACCAGACACAGAAGTGTCTTGCCAGTCACGGACTACGTGTTAAACACGAACTCTACAAAACAACCAAGGACGGACAGATCGCCCAGGGTCTTTACTTGCTGGATGCTGGTAACGACAACGAGATGGGGATGATGTTTGCCTGGTCTAACTCTTATGACAAGAGTATGCGCTTTAAGTGTGCTGTCGGTGCACACGTTTTTGTTTGCCTGAACGGAGTAGTATCCGGTGATATGGCCAACTGGAAACGCAAACACACCGGTACAGCAGACCAGGAAACCATCCTGACCATCCAGGCACAGATCAGTAAAGCACAGTCCCACTACGATCAGCTGGTAGAAGACAAAGAGATGCTTAAGAACATCACCTTGAGTAAACGCAAACAAGCTGAGCTCTTAGGTAGACTCTTTGCTGACGAAGATGTGATCACCCTGACGCAGCTGGGTATTGTAAAACGGGAACTTGAGAAACCAAGTTACCACTACGGAGTGCATGCTGATAGTGCATGGACCCTGTACAATCACCTGACCCTGTCGTTAAAGGAGTCACACCCCAGTGATTACCTGACTAATCATCAGGACCTGCACAGGTTCTTTGTGTCTGAGTTTGGACAGCTTGTACAGCACCCTGTTACCGTACAACAGTCCTTTGACTTTGACCAGGAGCTCCAGGAAGAAGAAAGAGAAGAAAGCACATTATTGATTTTATAAGTAACAGGGGGAGGGTAACAGCTCCCCCTATAACTTTTACTGGACATGGCGTTAGAACCAAAAGATACTTTAGGAACCTTACTACAAGACACCCTTTACCACCTCAAGAGTATTGAGCACCGGCTAGCCTGGGGTAAAGCGGTAACGCAGCTTAAGGGTAACGATAAACATGTATTCAGTAAGGCTGTGAACAAAGTTCAATCAGCACTACTGGACGTATGTTCTATTGTACGTGAGCCCCGGATACGCGAAATGATCCTGGAAGATGTTAATAATGATGACCGCATGGTGCAGTATATGAGCCTGGTGGAGAACCTGTACCGGTTACCTGATGACTTACTTTATGAAGTCACTGACCTTGTTGAAGAGCACCTAAAAGCTAAGACTCAAGAACAAGATTCACCTTAAAAACCTCAGACATGAAAAACTTTGTAAAAGCCTTGAGAATCCTAGCACACATTAAGTATGTAGTCAACCACTACAGCAATGATTTTGAGCTGGGAGCATATGTCCGCCAGTACGTAAACAGAACTTCTAAACCCAGAAAACTATGATTATTGGTATCAACGGCTACGCAGGTAGTGGTAAAGACACTATCGGAATTATTATACAGTTTCTTAACTCATATCGAACAGCTAACGTTACCATAGAAGAACTGGTAACCTTCTATCATACGCAGCATGAGTGGTGGTTGGAAGAACAGTCAGGCTGGGAGATTAAAAAATGGGCTGGAAAACTCAAAGACATAGCTTCTATGCTTACAGGTATTTCCCAGGAAAAGTTTGAAGACCAGGAGTTTAAAAAGACCTATCTACCAGAACAATGGAACTACTGGACGGTATCCGTTATCTCTGACGGTAACAAACTACTTTTCCAACAAGGTAGGTTTACCACCAAAGCTGAAGCGGACGGATACATACCACTTCTTCAACAGAACTACGAAGGGTTACCATTAGAGTACGTCGTAGGTATGCAACAAATGACTGTCAGACAGTTTTTACAAGAGCTGGGTACTGACGCTTGTCGTAATGGCCTGCACCCAAATACCTGGGTAAATGCCCTGATGGCTGACTATAAACATGAACCTACTGGAACAGTTTATAACAACCAAGGTGGTCAAGTACTTGAGATGCCTAACTGGATCATCACAGACACTAGGTTTCCCAATGAAGCTCAGGCTATCAAAGATGCCGGTGGTATCATCATCCGTGTAGATCGTCCTGGTGTAAAAGCTATCAACGCTCATCCTTCTGAGACCGGACTAGATGACTGGGACTTTGACCACAGGATTATGAACGGGTCTGACCTGGTCTCTCTTATGTTCACTGTCCAGACTATTCTTAAAAAGCACAACCTTACAGATGCAGATTATCAAACAAGTAACTAAAACTTTAACCACCCGTGACAACGGACGCAGCTCTGATGCTATAAGCCCCAACTTTTTATACGGATGTTTGGGAAGTTGCATGAGCTCTTACTGTTACGTAGGGCGGTACAACCATGACAAAGTGTATGTGAACGAGAACACGTTTGAGATACTAAGTTCTGTCGACAAATGGGTTAGTAAGCAATCATGGCCCAAGACACCTAATCAGGTAGACGAAAAGTATTATACCATAGATATTGGTTGCAGT